GGGAAGACGGAGCAAGGCGGTCCTCTTCGTGCCTATCTGATGGAAATCAAAGCAGAGTACTACAACGAAGACCAGGCATATATCCAAGACAGAGTTGATTTGGTGGATAAGACTGTCCGGCGGGGTGCTTTCCGCCCGGAGGGGGAGTCCTCGGTAGATAGTAAGAACAGTTATGTAAAGACGAGTGACTATCAAACCAACTTTTCTAACAGGAGAGCCTAATGGCTAACTCAAATGCACCATCGGGACTGTCTCCCGTTCAGCACATGAACGGCAGTCCTTGGAATGGTCAGGTGCGGCAATATTGCATCCTGGCTGCGGATACAAACGCTTATTCAATTGGAGATCTGGTAACAACCATTGGTAATGCCGGGGCGAGTACGACTGGCGTTCCAGCGGTGACGCTTGCAACGGCAGGGGCAGCAGCTCGGGGAGTAATTGTGGCAATTGGGACAGTTGCCCAGGGCGGTCCGTATATTAATCCAAGTAGTCTGACTAGTATGACTCGTGCATCTGGCGCAGCTTCTGTGGACTACTACGTCGCGGTTGTCGAGGATCCCAGTGTCCTTTTTGAAATCCAGGAGGTGGGAACAGGGACTGTCTTAACATCGGCCAGTGTCAATCGCAACGCCAATATTGTCTATGCTGCTGGTGCGGCTGGCCAGAACTTCTCTGGTACCATGCTGGACAATGCCTCAGTCAATACGACCAGTACTCTGAACCTGAAGATCATCTCGGCTATCCAGCGAGCCGACAATACCCCGTATGCACAGTATCAAAAATGGCTCGTGATGATCAATAATCACGAGTTCAAAGTCGGTACCACCTCACCCTAACTAGGAGAATCACATGCCAGCAGGAATTATCAATACAGGCAGTCATCCTAAGCTGCTGTGGGAAGGTATCCACGCTATTTGGGGGCAGACCTACAACGAGCATCAGACGGAATATACTGATCTGTACGATGTAGAAACATCGACAAAGGCCTATGAGGAGGATGTGCAGGTTACGGGCTTTGGCTTGGCTGTTCTGAAGGCAGAGGGAGCGGCAGCTTCCTACGACTCAGAGACCCAGGGCGTCGTCAGTCGCTATACCAACCTGGCTTATGCCCTGGGCTATATCGTTACTTATGAAGAGATGCAGGATAATCTTTATGAGACGGTATCCACCCGCCGGGCAAAGGCTAACGCCTTTTCCATGAACCAGACGATTGAAAATGTAGCAGCTGCTCCATACAATCGGGCCTTTAATACTTCGTACACTTTTGGTGACGGGAAGGCTTTGATCGTAACGGATCATCCGTTTGCAACCGGTGGGACTGGCAGTAATGCGCTGAGTCCGGCGGCAGACTTGTCAGAGGCAGCAGTAGAAGACCTGACCATTCAGATGATGGGGGCTACTACTGATCGTGGCCTGCTGATCAACGTCATGCCGCGGAGTCTGATCGTCCCGCGGCAGGAATGGTACAATGGCAATCGGATTATGAAGTCGGTGCTGCAGCCAGACACTGCCAATAATAATCCGAATCTGATCCGGGAGCTGAACGTATTTCCGGAAGGGTTGAAGCTGAATCACTACCTCACATCAGCCCATGCCTGGTTCATCCGTACCAATGCAATGCAGGGGATGCAGATGTTCTGGCGTCAGAAGCCCGTCTTTACACAAGACAATGACTTCGACACTAAGAATGCCAAGGCTCTGGCCTACATGCGTCTGTCTTTTGGTAATACTGATTGGCGCGGCATCTATGGCAGTAATGGACCTTGATGTTGGGTGAGTAAGATCCTATGAGGTAGGGAAACCAACCTCATAGGCGGTTGTTCCTCCCCCGGAACCAACGTGCCTCGAATGGCCCTGACCAGGCTGCTGGAATCCTCCACCGATCGAGAGCAAGGAGAGCAAGATGACTACATTTGCAGATGGACTTTATCAATTCGGCGGGATGCCAGTTGGGCAAGCCGGTGTCCCCGCACCATTTACCGGAAATTGGTGGTTTGTGGACCCAGTCAATGGGGCTGATGGGAATAGTGGCAAGACGCCAGAGCGTGCCTTTTCCACCCTTTATCAGGCTCATGCCAAGGCTGCCTCTGGAAACAACGACGTTGTTGTTTTGATCAGCGACGGAGCTACCACCTCAACCGCACGTCTTTCAAAGGCCTTGGCGCAGACTATCGACTCCACCGTAACGGCGGGAACGCTGGTCTGGAGTAAGAGTGCCCTGCATCTGATTGGTGCTGCTGCACCAGGGCTGAATAGCCGAGCACGGTTGGCCCCTCCCACAGGCACTTATACAGTTACCACCTTTGGCAGTGCCTCCTTTGTCAGCGTCACCGGCTCGGGTTGTTACTTTTCCAACCTAGCTGTTTTCAACGGCTTCTCGACTGGGGGAGCGGCACAGATCTGCTGGACAGATACAGGGGGTCGGAATGTCTATAATAATGTGGCATTCCAGGGGATGGGTGATGCTGGGTCGGCAGGGGATGCTGGCAGCAGAAGTCTGAAGATCTCTGGCAGCTCTGGAGAACACACCTTCATCGGCTGTACTATTGGGCTGGATACCGTCACTAGGTCGGCAGCCAATGCCTCTTTGGAACTGGCCGGCGCCACCCCCCGGAATCGCTTCATCGACTGCATCTTCCCGTTCCAGACCTCAGCAGCAACACCGTTGGGAATCCTCGGAACAGGTGCTGGCTGTATCGACAGATGGACTCTCTTCGATCGCTGTTCCTTTATCAACAATATCAAGTCCACTTCGACCGTGATGACCGTCCTGGCGAGCTTGACTAACGCTGCTCCAGGAGGACTGCTGTCGTATAAAGACTGCCAAACAATCGGCATCACCGACTTTGGGGATATAAATGCCTTGGCAAACAGCTATGTTGACATGGCTGCTCCGACAGCTGCGACGGGTGGAATTGCCGTTAATCCGTCTTAGTCTATAATCGGGGGAGGGGCTTTCAACCTCCTTCCCCCTCTGAGGAGAGAATCATGGCAAACGCAGTAGCGGTGCAGATCATTGAACAGGGTCAGAGGAATCTGATTATCAAGCTGACGGGGCTGCTGGACACTAGCAACGAAAGCAGGACGATTAAGGTGGATGTATCTGCCTTGACGCCGGCGGCTACCAAGGTAAGGATTGATGAAATTTTCTACAGCATTTCCCCCCAATTATCCGTCGTCCTGGACTGGGATGCAACCACACCAGTCCCGGCGGTCTACCTAACCGGTTCTGATCATCTGGACTTTAAGGGCTTTGCTGGATTGCAGAACAATGCAGGGTCCGGCATCACAGGGGACGTCTTCCTCACGACGCTGGGGTGGGCATCTGGCAGCCAGTCCTATACCATCATCCTTTGGTGTGTGAAGCAATAATGGGCCGCGCAGACTACTACTCCTCCGGGGACTGGAACGCGACTTGCTATGAGTGTGGCAGGAAGATGAAGGCCAGCCAACTGAAGAAACATTGGCAAGGGTACTATGTCTGTCCGGAACATTGGGAATCCCGGCATCCGCAGGACTTTGTCCGGGCGGTTCCTGAAAATCAGCCGATTCCCTGGAGTCAGCCGAGGACAGAGACTCTGATTCTCTTCTGTACTCCGCTGGGCTCTACTGCCATACCTGGCTATGCAACACCGGGCTGCAGTATCCCCGGAAATGACAACTTCTACCAGCCTTGATAGGACACTAGCATGACCGCTTCTACTACATATGTCGACCAGAGTGGTCCGGTGATATCAGCCGCCTGGCTTAATGCAGTTAATACGAGTATTTTTTCTGCTCTGGGTGATGGCAGTCTGAATCCGCCGATTACCCAGGCAGATGTACTGGCAAATCTAGGACTGACCAATGCTGCGACAGTTGCAGCTCTGGTCATTGGCGGAACGACGACTACTGTTCTGCATGGTAATGCCTCGGGAAATCCATCATATGGGGCGGTGAATCTAGCCACTGATGTAACAGGGAATCTCGCTGTCGGAAACCTGAACAGTGGAACTAGCGCCAGTTCTAGCACCTTTTGGCGCGGAGACGGCACATGGGCAACGCCAGTCAGCTCGGGAACTGTAACGAACACAGCTGGAAATCTGACAGCCAGTGCTCTGGTGGTCGGCAATGGGACGGTTGATGTGAAGGTCTTGGCGTCTTTAGGTACGACGACAACTGTTTTGCATGGTAATGCTGCAGGACTGCCTACCTTTGGCGCTGTTGCCTTAGCTACCGATGTGTCTGGTAATCTTCCAGTCACTAACCTGAATAGCGGAACAAGTGCTGGAGCTACCACTTTCTGGCGGGGCGATGGGACATGGGCTGTCCCTGTGGGGAATGTCACGACAGCAGTGACTCTGACGGCTAACGCCATCATGCTGGGAAATGGTACTGTCGATACCATTGTCATGAGTTCCCTCGGGACCACGACTACCGTCCTCCACGGAAATGCCGCAGGTGCTCCTACCTTTGGAGCCGTCTCTCTCTCGGCTGACGTGACTGGCAATCTCCCAGTAACAAATCTGAACAGTGGCACATCTGCCGGGGCTACGACATTTTGGAGAGGTGATGGGACGTGGGCAACCCCTGCTGGCTCTGGCACAGTCACGGCGACTAGTGGAGCCTTGACGGCGAGTGCTATTGTGGTGGGGAATGGTACGACGGATATTAAGGTGCTGGCTTCCCTGGGAACCACTACCACCGTCCTGCATGGCAATGCCGCCGGCCTACCTACTTTTGGGGCAGTCAGTCTGACAGCAGACGTGACGGGGAATCTGCCAGTGACCAACCTCAATAGCGGTACCAGCGCTTCTGCCGCCACTTTTTGGTGCGGTAATGGTACCTGGGCTACTCCGTCAGGTGCTGGCACGGTTACTAATCTTAGCGGGAATCTGACAGCTTTCCACCTGATTCTCGGAAATGGCGGAGCAGATATCCTGGCCCTGGTAGCCGTAGGGACCAGTACCCAGGTACTGCATGGCAATGCCGCAGGTGTCCCGACTTTCTCAGCCGTTTCTCTCGCGACAGATGTAAGTGGCAATTTGCCAGTGACCAACTTGAATAGCGGAACAGGCGCTTCTTCCAGTACTTTCTGGAGGGGAGACGGTACCTGGGCATCTGTTGCCACTGCAGGAACTGTGACCAATGTCTCTACAACCGCTCCGGCAGGAGTCCTCACCATCACTAACCCGACGACTACTCCTGTCCTGACAATGGGGGCTGCTACTAGCAGTCTGCCGGGCTACCTGACTGCGGCCAACTTTACCACCTTTAATAACAAGGCCAGTACAGCTGATATCACAACAGCTATTACCAATCTGAAGGCTGCCGCTAATACCTGGTCCGGCGTTAACACATTTACCGCAGCTAATGGGATTACTATTGGTGATTCTTCTTGGCTCTCCTCCCTGCATGCAGGCTGGTCAGTAGCTGGATTAGCAAACCTGAATATCATCTCGAGTGGAGCTACTTCCGGCAGAAACGCTGCTCTTTTGTCCGCCAGAGGTTCTGATGTTGGCGCCGGGTCTTTATACTGGGCACTGGGTGTTGTGGCCAACAGTAACAGCACTTCAGCTAATGGTGTCTCAGGAATTTACCTAGAAGCCTGGAAACAGAGTACTGCTCACGCAAATAGCGGGGCACAAGGAATGGAAATTTCCATTAATAATAGGAAAGGTGTTATAGTCACTGACCCGTATAGCCCAAATACAACAGGACTCATCGAGGGTATGCGTGTTATTGCCCAGACACTTGGCGGTGGTACTGCTTACTCTTCCTCTCATGCATATGCTGTTGTGGGGGAACCTGGCTCAACCTTTACAATTGGTCTGAATATTGCCCAGAATGCTATCACCCTGGGGGGTGATGCGATTGCAATGGCTCAGGGTCATTATGTGAGCTGGTACGCCTCTGCCGGTGTTCGTGGTGCTTTTATCAGGTCCGATGTTACAGCGGGAGGAAATCTGATGAGCCTGATTTTCGGCAATGATATTGTGGCTGTCCAGAATGCTTCATCCGTCAATGCTTTTATTTTCCAAAGCACTGGAGTAATGTCAATAACTGCCTCTACTGTTGGTACAGCTGGAGCTGTTGCAGAATATTGGCCGATTGTGATCAACGGAGTCACGAGGAAGATAGCAATCCTTGCAGTATAGTAACCGACCGGGGCAGCGGTACTGCCCCATAACCAGCCAGGAGTAAGACATGAAATTGATCGACGTTGTGAATGCCCAGCCAGCAATTCAGACCCTTGCAGCTACCAAGCTGCCCGTAAAGGCCAGCTTCCGAGTTGCCAAGGCACTGAAGCTGATAGCTACTGACCTGATGGTCTATGAGGAGCATCGGGTGAAGTTGCTGGAGGAGCATGGGAAGAAGTCAGAGGATGGCAGCAAATACGAATTCGAAACGCCTGAAAAGCAGCAAGCATTTTCCGCCGCTTTCCAGGAGCTCCAGCAGGAAGAGGTGGCATTGACAATTGAGCTGCTGAGCGTAGATGACCTGGGAGATTGCTCCCTAGCGCCCAGTGATCTCTTCCCCCTAATCGGCATTCTCATCAAGGAGTAAAAGATGCCTCCTGTATATAACAGCGTAGACAGAATGATTCGGCAGGCCTATGCAGATGCCGGTTATCTGCAGGAGGGATCTGATCCGACGGCAGCGCAGGTGGCTGATGCCATTAGCCGCTTGAATGACATTATCAATTTTGAACAGACACAGGGGCTGAAACTATGGACGAATCAGGATTACAGCATAACGCTGGTAAGTGGTACGGCACTATATACACTGACTACATCTCCAGGTCCCAAACCTCTCCGGATATTAGAATGCTATTACCAGGACAGTACCGGCATCAGAAGACCACTGCGGCCGATGAGCTGGCGGGAATATACCCAACTGAGTCAGGTAACTCAAACTGGGCAAGTCAATTCCTACTTCGTCGATAAGCAGGTTGCCAGTCTTAAGGTATATCTCTGGTTGGTGCCAGATGCTACGGCTGCCTTGGGGACAGTCCATGTCGTTCAACAGCAGCAGATTACCAATGCCATCCTGACAACTGACACGATCAACTTCCCGAGTGAGTGGTATATCTTCCTCAGGTGGGCATTGGCAGATGAGTTGGCAACCGGCCAGCCACAGGCCATCATGGACCGTTGTGCTCAGAAGGCTAGTACTTACCGGGCAGCGCTGGAGAATTGGGACGTGGAGGATGCATCTACCACTTTTGCGCCGGATATGTCCCAGCAAGGGAGGCATGGATAATGGCACAGTCTCCGTCAGTAGCAATGCCAATCAGATTCCCGATGGTGGAATCCCTGAACAATAGGAGCACTCTCTCTAATCTAGACTCTCGGATGATAAACGCCTATGGGGAGATGGTGTCTGAGGGGGACTACTGGGTTTATAAGAGGCCGGGACTGAGTACTCTTTATACCGATGTTACTGGGGATGCTAGGGGCATGTGGCATTGGCTGGGGAATATCTACATGGTCGCCGGGACGATGTTCTATAAGAATGGGACGGCTCTGGCCACGATAGATGGAGCCAATGGCTCGTACCGCTTTAATCAGTCCAAAGGGGGGACTCCCCGGCTCTTCCTGATGAACGGCGCCTTTGCCTTTACATATGACGGAAGTGCCTTTGCCCAGGTGACGGATGGGAATTACCCAGCTTCCTTGGTGAAGGGGGCAGCTTACCTGAACGGGACGATGTATGTCATGGACTCGGCGGGGGTTATTAGGGGAAGCTCCCTGAACGATCCGACCAGCTGGCCCATCCTGAATAGTATCACCGCCCAGATCGAGTCTGACCAGGGAGTTGCCCTGGCCCAGCAAAACACCTTCATCGTCGCCTTTAAGGGGTGGTCGACTGAGTTCTTCTGGGATGCCGGGAATGCAACTGGTAGTCCTCTGAGTCCGAATCTTCCAGCCAAGCTGAATTGGGGCTGTGCGTCTGCTGAGTCGGTGCAGGAGATAGACGGGGAGCTGTTCTGGGTAGCAAGTAATAAGTCGGCCTCCTTGGCTGTTATGAAGATGGTTAATACTCAGCTGACCAGAGTCTCCACCAAGGCGATTGAGAAGATTCTGAATAATATAGGTGGTCCGGCGATTACCCATAGCTGGACATTCAGAGGCTTCGGCCATCGCTTCTATGCCATCACCTCGACCTCTGCCGGGACAGGTATTGGCACCGGCTTTACCTTGGTCCTGGATATTGATGAGGGCTTGTGGGCATACTGGACGGATGCCAGCTATAATTACTTCCCAATTGCAGCTACCACCTTTGGCAGTACGACCATTGCTCTGATGCAGCATATGACAAATGGAAATGTCTATGAGGTGGATAATGCCTTCACCAGTGATGCTGGAGCGATTATCCCCGTGGATATCTATACGCCGAATGCAGACCTGAATACCAGGCGGAAGAAGATGCTTTCCATGCTGGAATTTATCGGGGATCAGACGAGTGGGTCGACCATGGAGGTCTCCTGTAGTGATGATGATTATGTCACCTTCTCGGCGGCTAGGACTGTGGACCTGTCCAAACCTCGGCCACAGCTGGACAAGTGTGGCACCTTCTCCCGCCGGGCTTACAGATTGCATCATGAATCAGACACTGCCTTCCACATGAAGGCTATCGAAATGCAAATTGACATAGGGACACTCTAATGGCTCTGATTGGCGCACCTACTCAGCTGGCGGCGATTAACCAAAATGATTTGTTGGTAACACAACCGTGGGCGACTTGGCTCTTGGAGTTGGTCAGTACCGTCAATGGGCTGAATACAGCGCTGGGATTTGTGCCGTATCTGGGGGCTACGCAGGACCTGAACCTGGGGAGTCATAATATCCTGGCGGCCAATCTGTCCGGCACAAATACAGGGGACCAGGCAATCATCTTGACCGGTGGAGTAACTGGTACTTGGGCCGGCGGAGCTATCCCGACGACTGTAGTAGACATTGGCACCTGTATCGGGACGCAACTAACTCTGAGCGGTGCCTTGATCGAACCGTTCCAGGATATGCAAATCCGGGGGATGACATTTGGTCTGGGAAGTGGGGCTCAGGTTACTAACTTAGCACTAGGGTATCAAACACTTTTATCAGGCACTAGTGGTACAGGAAATGTTGGTATTGGTTATCAAACTTTACTAACGTGCTCTTCAGGTTTCAGTAATACGGCCATTGGCTACTGGGCTTTAAGAAAAAACTCCACTACACAAAATAACACAGCTGTTGGCTATAAAGCTCTTCCTGTAAATAACAGCGACTTTAATACAGGCCTTGGTGCAGACGCCCTTTTCAATCTTTTTAGTGGCAGTGGCAATACTGCTGTTGGATACCAAGCAGGTTATGGAATCACAACAGGTACTGGCAATACGGCTATAGGACGAGCTGTTTATAGTGGAGTGATGACTGGAGACTATAATACAGCTGTTGGGCTTGGTAGTTTCCCCAGTTTGACGACAGGAAGTTTTAATACAGCGGTTGGGGTAGGTGCGGGAGGAAACACACTAACAGGTAATGAGAATATTTTATTAGGGTATAATACAACAGCTTTAGCCATAGGGAATAGTAATTTTATAGTGATTGGTGCAAATTCCGAAGGCCTCGGCAGCAATACCACCGTTCTCGGAAACTCCAGCACCACCTTCGGCCGTTGGTGGGGGAGGCTACTGCTGGGGACTAGTACAGATGATGCTGCTTCCCAGCTGCAGGTGACTGGAAATACCGTCCTGACAGGGAATCTTACAATCACAGGGAATGCTGTTCTAGGAAACGCGGCTACTGACACTCTTAATGTGGGCAATGGTGGTGTCATAAAAGATGCAAACAACAACATAGGCATCTCCTGCACCCCCGCTGCATGGCAAGCGGCATCGAGCGGTAATGCTGCGATACAAATGGGAAATGCCAGTTTTGCCGCGATTGCTGATTTGCCTTATATGCAATCAAACTCATATTGGGATGGAACAAATTTTCGAGCGATTTCAACGGCTGTAGCAGCGAGAATAAACATTAATGGTCTGGGCGATATTAAATGGTTCTCAGCACCAAGTGTTGCAGCCGGAAGTGCACAAACATTTACAGCAAGGATGACGCTTGCCATTGGTGGAGAACTCACCACACATAACACCACAGATGTCACGAGCAGCACGGCGGCAAGCGTGATGATGGCGGGCGGGTTGGCGGTGGCGAAGAGTGTTTTTATCGGTGGCAATCTCGTCCTTCCCAAAACCTCCGGCGTGGGCATCAAGGTCGATCCTGCCGCAGCAACATTCGGCTGGCGGGATATGCTGGGCCAGATCGTTACCAAAGCAGCCGGAGCAAATGATCCAGTATGGGCCGTTTATCGTGGAACTATTCGAGCCTATCAGTTCAGTAATGCATTGATGAATGAAACGTGGGTTATTCTGCACCTGCCTCATGACTATGTGCCGGGAACGGATATTCATGTTCACGCGCATTGGTCGCAGATTACTGTTGACACGGGCGGTGCTGCTGCCGTTCCAGGTGTTTGTAAGTGGTATTTTGATGTGTCCTACGCAAAAGGGCATGGGACTGCCGGCGGCGCTGCTGATGCTTTCAATGCGGTTATTACACAAAGCGTCACGCAGCAGGGATCAACGACGCAGTACGGTCACATGGTTGCAGAGGTAAATATCTCTAGTGCAGCAGGGGATGCAACGCACATTGCCAATACACGATTTGAGCCAGATGGAATCTTATTGGTGCGTTGCTACCGGGATGCAGCTGATGCGGCTGATACACTGAATCAAACACCCTTTTTGCATATGGTAGATGGTCATTATCAAAGCACCAATATCGGCACGAAGCAGAAGAGTTCAGCAGGGACAGGTTTCTACGTATAACCACTGGGGAAAATAATGGCAAACAGCTGGGAAGAAGTTGTATCAGGAGCACAGGGGGCTGGTCTCGGCTTTACCTGGGATGATGTGCTGAGGCAACTGGAAGAAGGGCCAGGTGATAGGCAGAAGAACTACTTCTACGGCCCTGATGGTGGAGACTGGGCGGTTAATTACGATCCACAGACCAACAGGCCGGCGGGGATATACCGGGCTGATGCGACTGGCAAAAAGATGGAAGGTTTTATGCCTGGGGAAGGCGGAACTCTGACACCTAACTCCTATGATATCAGTACTAACTTCATGTACAAGCTGATGAATCCGGATACCCTGGCCATGCTGGCAGCTGCTGCCGTTGGCGGCGGGATTGCTTCTGGCTGGGGAGGTATGGGTGCAGGAGCAGGTACTCCAGGGTGGGTCTCCGGCGGGGACTTGGCACTGGGAGGTGCCGGCCTTGGAGAGGGTGCCGGAGCCTTGGCAGCTAGCGCCCCAGGGTGGGTATCTGGTTCTGAGCTGGCACTAGGGAATGCTGGTCTGGGGGAGGTTGCTGGCTTATCGGCCCTTCCGACTGGCGGCATGTCAGCAACTGGGACTCTCAGCAGCCTAGGGACAATGACTCCTGAGGCTACTTTGGCGGCACAGATACAAGCGGCAGGCTTGGCCGGGACGGAGTTGGGGGTGACAGGGACTGGCTTGGGTGGACTGGCCGGCTTGACAGGAGCGCCGACTGTCCTGGGGGCAGGAGCCTTGGCCGCGGCAGGTGGAGCGACTGGAGGGGCTGGTGGACTGTCAGGCCTACTGTCCAGCTTGACAGGGGGTACAGGCGGAGCCGGGAGTCTCCTAGGGAGTCTAGGCGGCCTTGCCGGGAATCTCTATGGGCTGTCCCAGGCAGGGAATGTCGCCGGAGCGAGTGACCCTTGGGGGACCAGCGGGAATCGTGCTTTGTCAGGGGAAAAGTTGATGGCATTGCTGAGTAATCCTGGCAGCGTCTCTTCTACTCCAGGCTATGGCGCCACCATGGCAGCATCTGAGCAGGCCCTTACGAGGAACTTGGCATCACAGGGGTTTACTGGGAGCGGCCTCTCCGCCCAGGCACTGGCAACCTTCGGAGGGCAGTTTCAAAATCAAGCCTACAAGGAACAGGTGCAGACTCTTGCAGGACTGGCGGGAGCCGGCGGGGTGAGTTCTCCAGGGGCTGGGCAGCAATCAGCTTATAATAACTTGGGAACGAATCTAGCAGGGCTTGGCAGCTCCCTTGGACAATTAGTACAATCACCGGCTTGGTCCTCTGGGCTGGCTTCTCTTTCTTCTCTGTGGGGGTAATGATGGCACTTAGTCCGTGGGATATCAGTGGGGCCTTTCAGCAAGGGAGGCAGGATGTAATTGCGACGGACCAGGCGATGGCGAATCTGGCACAGGCGCCGGTGAGGCAGGCGCTTCTGGAGAGTCAGCTGCAAGCTAGCCAACAGGATATTGTAAAGGGGCAGCTGGCGAACCAAGCGGCTCAGCTGAAAGCCGATAAGGAGCAGGAGCTGCTGAAGGTGAGGCAGAAGCTCGCCGCCGACATGCGGGAGAGACAGCAGAAGCAGCTAGCCGCCAGCCAGGAAATGGCTCAGGTAGCCCAGGCAAAAGCGGCGCCAAGTGCGGCGCAGAAGCTGGGGAGTCTTGCAGATCAGCAGCTGTATGAGGCGGAGCAGCTGCATCTGCTGGGATATTCTGAAGAGGCTGGGAAGGCTGAGAAGGCTGGTGCTGCCTTGCTGGAGAAGGGCAGTCTTATTTCCCAGCACGAAGGGAACTCCTCCTTGGCTGAGGCCAAGAAGCAGAATGAGCTGCAAAAGGCTGTGGTGATGCAGCTCCCGATGGTCTATGACCAGCCGTCTTTTGATTCCTTTCGTGCCCGGATGCAGGCGGCCAAGGGGGATCCTTCCTTTCTGCAGGGGCTGTCCTACTCACCGGAGGTAAAGAAGGCTCTGTTGGAAAACACCCTGACCTTTAAGGAGCAGACAGAGCTGGATATCAAGGAGCAGGAGAGGAAGCTGCGGGAAGAGGATACGAAGAATAAGATTCTGACGAGGAACCTCAGGACAAATATTGCAGAGAAAAAGGCACAGGCTTATGTCGAGCATCAACAGAGAGTGGGGAAGGCCGGCGGGAAGCCTGTAACTGAGCCGAAAGATGGGGAGATTCTAGCCGCCGGGCATATCCTGAAGGAGATGGTGCCGGGGTTGTTATCTGATCAGGACCTGATCTATGGTGCGAAGAAGAGTATTAATTATGGTGTGATGCGGGATGTTGCCAGTCGAGCGAAGGCAATCCGGCAGGGGAATCAGGCAGTTTCTGAATCGGAATCTTTGGCTAGGGCGGTGGCTGAGATGCAGAGGGATGGCATGATAGAGGCTGGGCAAGAAGAGACTGCTAGTGGACTGAAGAAATTCTTTGGAGGTTCTACTGCTAAGCCAGCGAAGTATAAGCCTGGCGGGAAGCCATCCCAGGGACTGAAGCCGGAGAGTGCTCTTCCTGTCCCAGTAGATGGGAAATATGACGAGGGCAGATACTACAAGAATGCTCAGGGAAAGATTGCCAAGAGGACGAAGACTGGGTGGGAGCCAGTAGCTGGGCCGGTTATCTCCGATCGGATCCAGGCTGTAGCTCCACCAGCCCAGAGAGTCCTGCCGACAGAAGAGGAAGCTGCCGAGGAAGACGAGGTTCAGTATGGCCAATGAACTGACGGACGAGGAGTTCCTAGGGGCTCCATTTGCAGCAGCTCCCCAGGGGATTGACACTGCTGGTGGCTGGGAAAAGATCAATCTGGCCTATAAGGGGAAGCCACTGGAAAAGGACCCAGGCCGCATGGAGATTTTGCAGCAGGAGCTGGGGGAGGAAAAGGATCCGGAGAATCAGGCCAGGCTGAAGAGGGAGATCAGTCGGATGAAGGTGCCAGCTGCTGGGCCAGTGACTGGTCCGGCGGCAGTCTCCCAAGCAGGGGAGATGACAGACGACGAGTTTCTGGGGAAGGTACCTGCTCCCGTAGCATCCGTCGCCCCAGCGGGAGAGGGGCTGATCAGCCCATTCAAAAGATTTGGTGAGCTGGAAGCAAAAGCTGGGAAGGATATTGCTGAGAGCTGGAAGAAAGTGGGAAAGGCTTTCGGGCCGACAACACTTTCTGATCTGGTTATTGGAGAGGCGAAACCATCGAAAGGCAAGGCTCTGCTGGAGGCAGCCCTTTCTACTCTGGGTGGTGCTTTCATGCCTTTGCAGGATGCTATCCAAGCTTTTGGAGTAGAGCCGGTACTGGGAAGGGGGAAGGCGGCTGATGAGGTGGCGCTGGGGCTGAGTATGGCTACTCCCCTGCTGGGACTGAGCAAGACTCTGAGCGCCGGAGCAGGGACGGTGGGAAAGGCGATTCTGGGAATGGGGGAGACTGCAGGGTAGGATCGAGAAGCTGGTACCGGACTTGCTGGGCCGGACGAAGATTACCCACTGGCTGGATGGAGACAAATCCATTGTCCTGACACAGAAGGAAATGGAAGCTGCCAAGGAGGCACGGACATATCTGGATGCCATGAAGGAAGCTGGGAAGGAGTCCGGCGTCCTGGATGGCACCTTGAGTGACTATATCACCCACCTGTGGAAGAAGGATGCCGGGGAGTTTGAGAATGGTGTGGCCAAGGCAGGGATGAATATGTCGACTACCAGCCGGTTTGCTCTGGAGCGTGGCCTGACGACGATCAGGGAAGGGAAGGCGGCAGGGTTTGTGCCGGTGACGGAGGATGTTTCCCAGATCCTAGGGATCTACGGCAATTCCATGGGAAGGTCAGTGGAGAATAAGAAGCTGATGACAGCTCTGAAGGAGGCTGATATTGCCGGGACGAAGCTGGTGCAGGGGGCTGACAAGGCACCTCTTAACTACGTGGCTATTCAGCACCCGCAATGGGGTGGCCTCCGGGTCCATCCGGATATTGCGCCCAGCTTAGCACACATGTTTGATAGTAAGACACCAGGGGCGATGAAGAATGCCCTGCTGGCGGTCAATCTGGCAACGAAGAGGATTGCCGTTTCTACCAGTCTGTTCCATGCAAAGGCCCTGCTGGACGCCTCCATTGGCGCCGGGATGAACCCGCTGAAGGCGATCCCAATGACGCTGGGCAGGGGAGTACCTGGGTTGGAGAAGGTGTTTCCTAAGACCCTGGGAGAGAATCCATACCTGAAGATGCTCAGAGACGGGGGAGCTGGAGACTTGGTGGATGATGCGCATAAGGCCGGGCTGAAGATTTCCTATGAAAGAGCGACTCCTATCGTGGAAGACATCGGCGGGAATTTCTATACCAGTCTGCAAGGCGTCCAGCGAGTCCTGGACTCTGCATTGCCAGGTATGGGACTGGGAAAAGGCGTGGAGGGCTTCTCCAAGCTGAATCATAAGTTTGATAATTTCATGTGGGGGAGGTTGCACTCAGGTATGAAGCTGGAGATTTTTGCCAAGGAGACGGAGAGGCTGCTGCAGAAGCATCCGAGCCTGGAGAAGGATGAAGCGGGAAGGATTGCCGCCAGCTATACCAATGATATCTTCGGCGGCCTGAATTGGCGGCGGATTGCTGAGGGGGCACAGACGAAGTATGGTAGGGATTTCCTGCTGAGGACGTTGAATCCGTCTGGCCGGCAGGACCTGCAGATACTGGCTTTTGCTCCGGACTGGACACTTTCTACTACTCGGGCAATGGCGAAGGGACTGGGCGGCGGACTGAAGGGGACGGAGCTTTCGAAGCTGCATCGGATGTATACCCTGAGGAGTGCGGTTTATTACGGCATCATAGGTGACGGGATCAACTATGCTCTGTCGGGCCATCATATCTGGGAGAATAAGGATCCCACTGTCGTGGACATGGGCGATGGCCGGACGATGCAGTTCTCTAAGCATGCCATGGAGCCGGTGCATTGGCTCACCCAGCCTGGTCGGCAGGCTATGGGAAAAATGGGGTGGGCACCTAAGGCGCTGGTTGATTCCGCCAGTTCCATTCGACGGACCGGCGGAATTGATCCACTGGCATCTACTAAGTATCTGGGAAGAAGTCTCCTGCCGATCTGGGCACAGGGAATTGGAGACAAGCCGGCGGGACAGACAGCCCTGGGCCTTGCCGGCATCCCCATCATGGGGAAAACGGATGAGCAAAGAATCCAGGACAGGATTGAGCAGTCGAAGAAGCGGGTTGAGAGGGAGAGAGATCCAGCCTATCAGAAGAAGCAGAGAGAAAAGCAGGAAGAACTAAGGAGCCGGAAATGAGTGAACAACGCGAGAGGAGGCAGCTGGTGCACGCTATGACTGAGATACAATATCGGGATTTTATGCATGAGCGACTGAATGCTGGGGATAAGCGGATGACGGTGCTGGAGGGGCTGATCTTGGAGAATACCCGGCTGACAGAGGCGAATACCAACTCGACAGAGGAGAGTACAAGGCTGGTCAGGGAAGTGAAGGAGTCAGTCGAGGGACTGGTCAACGTCTGGACGGTGGGGAAGAAGAGCCTGATGCTGGCGAAGGCCTTTAGCTGGACGGTTAGTAAGTTGGCGAAGTGGCTGGCGCCGATCCTCGTGGTCGGTGGGACTCTGTGGGCACTCATTCAAAAAGCATGGCCGAAGGGAGGTTTTTGATGGCTGGGAATATGAGATACTCGAAGGACGGGAGGGAGCTGACGAAGCTTTTCGAAGGTGTTAAGCATACCAGTTATAAGGACTCGGTTGGAGTCTGGACCATAGGGTATGGGCATACCAAGGGGGTGAGAAAAGGGATGCACTGCGATGAGGCCATGGCTGAGGAGTGGCTCATTCAGGACGTTGCAGATGCAGAGAAGGCTGTCAATCTTTTTGTCTACCAGGAACTTGACCAGGAGGAGTTCGATGCGCTTGTTGACTTTGTTTTTAATCTGGGCAGTGGGAACTTTCTACGTTCGACTCTGCTTCTGAAGATTAATGCCGGGGACTGGCTGGGGGCAGCGGCTGAGTTTGACCGGTGGAATAAGGCCGGCGGGAAGGTGCTGGCGGGGCTGGTCCGGAGAAGAGCTGCAGAGGAGAAGCTCTTCAGACAGGGGGATAATGTAAAGGCAGCGGAGGCCAAGCGAAAGGGTGATAATGGAAAAGCTTAGTAGCTGGCGGACCAGCCTAATGCTCCTGGGAGCTATTGTTGTTGTTAGCTCCTGTGTGGCGATTGTTGTCGGGCTGGATCTGAGTGAGTATGCTCAAGGGATTATTACTCTTGTGATAGGAAGATTCCTGGGGTATATTGATAACGGCTTTGCTTTTGAGTATGGGACGACTAGGGGCAGTAAGGAGAAGGACGTAGTGATTGCCGATTTATCAAGTGGTACTGGCCCGGCAATCCCGCCGGTCAGTAAGGAAGGGGAGAAGTGAGATGGGGAAGATACTGGTTTTTCTAGGCTTGATGCTGCTGGGGGGCTGTGCTCAGATGCAGGGGTATCAAAGTATGACGCCGGAGCAGCTAGGCGCCATGGCCAAGATGAAAGATGCGAATGTGAACTGCATCAAAGGGAATACCCCATGGACGGGGCAGTTCTTTACGGTTTTCGTGACGCTGGATAAGGGGGTGATTCCGGAGGGGGGAATTAGCGTGGATGCTGACTGCAAGGTGGCGATTACTAATAGTAAGGTGGTTACTACGACTACCGTGGTGACACAGCCAGCCGCTCAGGTACCGGGAAAGTAGGGAGCTGGAAGGCTCCCTGTTTGTACTTCATAGGAAGTTGCCCGTCATAACTCCTATGAAGTACATCACCACTCCCACCCCAGTACTCCACTTCAGTGCATGGTATCTAGCCGCCCGACACTTCCCGTAGTAGAGTTCTCGCCAGACTTTTTCCCTTTCCTTCTCTGCTTTTACTCTGCCGTCTAGATCGGCCATTAGCCGGGCGATACTGTTTCTTTCCTGTTCTGTGATCATGGTCTGCTCCTATTTTTTTATCAGCCAGGGGACCCCGCTGATTACCTCAGCACGGACCTTCCCGGCACGGGTTATTCCTCCCAGTATATTAGTAAAGTCGGACTCCTTGGGGAAGAGTCCGTGGACCTGGGCATAGGCATCGTCTACCTTTATGCGGCCGGCTTGCTCGACGATCTGGACCAGTCTGTCAGCAGGACCAGCTTCTTGGGCACGACCTACTGACTCTAGGACTTTGTGCAAGTCCTGGCCAGCACGACTGATTAGTTGCTCAGCTTCCATCAGGTCAGTCATGTCGATGTAATTGTCCTGCCGCTTGGCGGCGGCTAGGATCATGGCCAGCTTGTGGACGTGGGTTTGCTTGCGAGTGATGTAGTCAGTATTCTCCCCCTTGAAGGTTTTCTCATACCAGGTCTGGCCCCAATCAACTGCCTCACGGGTCATGGCGAATTCTCCTGACAAGGTGGAGATTTCCGTCAGGTCTTCTACCAGCTTACGTTCCATATCTTTGATATTGCCAGGGACATGGAGTCCTGGGTAAGCGACGTACTGTTCTTTCTCCGTGGCATGGACGAAGATGCAGCGGCTGAGAAGGCCACCACCCAGCATGTATTGCGGGATATTCCCTGTGATCCAAGCAGGAGTGGTACAGGCATTCAGGTTCAGGAGGGGAAATGGTACTTCATCCTTGCCGGACATTTTGGTGACCTTGGATATGTCAGAGCCGTCCCACAGGGATACCATCAGGTCAACCATTTCCCGATCGGCTGGGTTGAGGAAGTTGCCAAATTCACTGGAGGAGATGGTTATTGGTGCGACCTTGTATGGCTTCCCGTCGTCACCAATTTGCTCCACCTGGGACATGCCGAGGAACTGGACAAGAGCCTGCCAAGTTGCGACGTTTGGGCCCAGTACTATATCGGGAACTTGTCGCAGGAGCTTCATGGCTGTTCCGGTGGTGGTAGACTTGGAAACAATATCCGGCTCTGCTACGAAGATGATATAGAAATTCGGGTGCCATTGGAAGTAGTACTGGTCTATGTGGACTCTCCTGCGAAGGGCGCCGGCAATGGCAGAGACGCCGGCCCAGAAGCGCATACGGGAAGGTGTTTCTGTATAGCCGCTGTATTCTACATAGGCGGTGAGCCAGTTATTGTGATGCCGGGGCATTTGGTTTCCCTAGTGATGTATCAAATCCCAGCCGGGAGAGGAAGTCCTGGATGGTGAAGATGTGGACAGCGCCGAGGTAGGTGACGACGATATCCAGATGCTGGTCGGCTTGGTCCTCGCGGAGCTTGGCGGCCCAGGTCTGACAGTCGTCTAGGAAGGTGAGCTGCAGGCCGATGGCGGTTTCCCAAGTGGTAGCTGTGGCGCCGGTTGGGTGGAGGATGGGGGTCATTGATAGTCCCTCAAGTAAAGATGGGTAATTGGCAACCCATACTCAGCAGCCAGCTCAAGCTCTCTACAGACTCCAATGGAAGTTGACCACCCAGGAAGCGTTAACACAGCTAGAAAACTGCAATTACGGATGTGCTTTATACACAAGCCTTCCCAGTAGTTCCAGTCCGTTGGAAGGTTGCAGGTCATGGCTATTGGATGCCCGTGGGTTATGGGGGAGAATACGTGGTGGCCTTTCTGCATTAGTTTTCCGGCAACCATTGTCACCAGTTCATATCGCTGTTGCATTACTTCTGGAGCTCTGTCAGTATACGGGCAGGCTAGGTAGATCATGAGCAGTCTCCCCAGCTTTTGGTACTAGTCTTAACGCCGACTGGGATGACCAGCGGGACTGGGTACGGCACGGAGATATGACACTCCTCTACAATTCGTCGAAGAATATCTGGTCTGGCCGTAGGGTATTGCCCCGCAAGGCTGTCATGCACTTGGAGTAGTACCTGAGCTTCGGGTACTTTATCGTGAATGGCGACATAGGCATGATTGATAATGATTCCAACAGTGCTCTGTGGTATCCAAGCAGCGGCTTCCCGGTACACAGCTGTATCAATTCTATCCATGAATTGTCTGCGGTAGCCCCAGACATTCTGTATGGTGGCGGTCTTGTTGAGCTGGGCGATGAGACGCTCGTGCCATTGCTTGATTTCTGGGCACAGTTGGAAGTACCACTTCTGGATTCGTTCAACCTCAGAAACTGCAAGGCCGATGTTGGCCTGGCCGGCGATGGTTCTGGGCTGGCCGAGGTAGTGGGTCGCATGACACAGACTCTTAAAGCGGCCGTAAGTGGGGTGAGCTTTGGTGATAGTTTTGTCATGGTAGTATTCCTTTGCGACTTCGACATAGGGCTTCAGGCCGGCGTCTAGCCATTCCCCCAGGAGGCGGCAATTGGATTCCCGCTGGACAATCCGGAGGTCTGCGGAGTCCAGGTCTGTGTCGAAGAATGTCATGCCTGGATCTGGGATGAAAATCCGACGAATATTTGGCAGGCTCATTCTAGCTCCTCCGGAGTTGGCCGGCGGCATTCTGTCCAGGTATATCTTAGGCAGGATAAGCGCAGAGCAGCAATAGACCAAGAAGTTCTGTTACCATACCAAGTTGTGGGAAGTCCGTAATCTGAAATACCAGCAAAGTAACCTCTAAGCCAAGTCTTGGTTGTCTGATCTCTTACCATCACCTTCTCGTCGATCTGGAAGTCGGACCAGGGGGAGACTTCTATCAGTTGTTTACCCCCAAGATCCCCTAGATTATAGCGACCATCCTCTGTGATGTAGACAACTCCTTCACTACCATTGCCAAACTGCCACAAACCAATGCACGGGCAAAGGTTGTCTACCCTATCCGTACAGATGATTCTCACCGTAGTACCATTTTCTGTTCTATATTTTCCATCTAATCTGATTTTCACGGCTGTTCTCCTTCTTTAATCCAGCTTGGGTATGGGGCACCTACTGAGTAGAATTGCAGCAGGAGGAGGAGGAAATCCTCCAGATTATTATTGGCACTCGGACTGCTCTTATACCCCCAGAGGTGGGTGGGATCAGGATCCTGGACGACAAGGTGCCAGGTGTCGTCAGCTTGGGTGAGGTAGAGGGAGAAGGACTTCCCAAGGATGGTGCCATGTGCACTGTTGGTTGTGTGGCTGCAGTGGTTGATGAGGATTTGTTCTATCGGGTAATAGGTGGTCATGGCAACTCCTTCAGACGGCCGGCTTTTCCCATACCGTGGGAATAGTCTCCGTTTTCTTTTATCTGAACAATCCCTTCAAAGCCAAGCCCAGTATCATAGAGTCCGACATAAGTCCAGTCGAGACACTTCCTGTCAGTAGCTATTATTCTGGTGGGTTCTCCTCCCAGCAAAGTATACTTTCCTTCTTTAGTCACTTTCATAGAAGCTCTCCCAAAGCACGAGCAGCCATAAAAAACCCTATGGCCAGGGCGGTGAAGATCATCCCAGCAATGGCACCGAGGAGGATCAGGGGGGTGAGGAGGATTAGTAGTAGGATGTGCATCATTCTTCTCCCTTCGGCACGTTCTGCAAATTTGTTCCATGGCCGAAGGCACTTTCTCCCGAAGCAAAACGGAAGGTTACTGTACCTGCGACGTTGTATGCACAGCGGATCCTCCCGTCGGAGTCGAGGAAGGACCTGGTCCACTTACCTGTCCTCTCCCCTAGGAAGGTACTGAGGAAGATTCCTATGGACCTGAGTTCTTCAATGGCCCTGACCAGTGGGCGAAGGATAGGTTCCCTGACGGCAACCTTTTCCAGTGATTCGCTATTGGTAGTCTCTCCGCCAGTGGTCCGGCTGTGGTATGGGTTCTGCCCCAGGTCACGGTAGAAGAGCTCTGCTACCTGCTTCGGAGATTTGATATTGATGGGGTAGCCGATGCTGGATGTGAGCCAATCTAGGCGTTCTTTCTGTGCTGCCTTTAGCTCGGTTATCAGATGCTTCTGAGCAGCTTCATCTATCCGGACGCCACGGATCATGGTGGTCAGGACAGGATGGAAGAGGGATTGTTGGAAGTCATGTGGGGCACGGATGCCTAGGCTGTCGACAACTCCCTGGAGGACAGTATCAACCTCGTAAGTCCTGACACAATCTTCGCAGTTGTAAGCCCAATTAGCATCTTCATCTGCCCCGTCCCAGATTTTTCCATCTCCCTTCCAGTAGCGATAGTTGTCACAATAGAGGCTGGCAATAAAGTCCAGAGACTTGGACATGCCAGGGAAGCAGACATGCTGGGCTACCATCGTGTCCCGGACATTGGGGGAGATGAAGTGCCAGTAGCGGTGGATATATTGCTGGTCGAAGATGTAGTTCTGACCAACCACTAGGACTCGCTTGTGGGTGAGAAGACAGTAGAGATGGTGGATGATGATCGGTTCCTCTGCGCTGTTCCAATAGCCACTGGTGCTGGCTAGGGAGATCAGTGGGATGCAGATGGCTTCCTTGTCTGACCAAGCGATGCCGAGGCAGGAGATGTGCCAATTTCTAGTCTCTATGTCGACGGCCAGCTTAAGCATCTCGCTGTCCTGTTTAGAATTGGCGATAGATTCTAGCCGGACCAATTGGTCTATGACAGCTGTGAAAGATGGCCGGATGGTGAAGGTGTAGCCGGTTGGGCGGACTTCGCGGAAAGAGCTCTCCCTG